GTAAATTTGATAAGAAAATGGAAGCTAGTCTCATTCTTGAGGCCTTTTGGATTTTAGTTCAAATTCATAAAGCTGCTGGATGGTCTGATGATGAAATTTTACCAATTTGGTGTATCGCTGAAGATACAGCTTATGCTTACTGCAACTTCGGTGGTGATTTAGTTCAATTCTTTGGTTCTAATCCATCAGGTCACCCGCTTACTGTTATTGTCAACTGTCTAGTCAATGCACTTTACATGCGATACTGCTATGTCTCATTACACCCAGAACAACATTTGAGTGTATTTGATAGAGCTTTATCATTTAAGTCGAACGTTGCATTGCTAACTTATGGTGATGATAATACCATGGGTGTTTCACGTGAAGCGGATTGGTTTAATCACACTGATATTCAGGGTGTTCTTAAATCCATTGGTGTGGAGTACACCATGGCCGATAAGACCAGTGCTAGTAGACCATTTATTGATATCACTGAAGTCAGTTATCTCAAGCGTAAGTGGCGTTGGGATGAAGACATTGGTGCAGTGGTTTGCCCACTTGAAGAAGCTTCCATTCATAAGATGTTGACTTACTGCTTGCCTTCTGGTGAGGAGAGTCCTGAATTCCATATGGCATCAGTCATGGTGTCGGCAGCTAATGAGTGGTTCTGGTATGGGAAAGAAACTTTTGAGCGTGAACGCGCTTGGTTAGTTAAACTTGCCCATAAGAATGGTATCCTCCGAGAATTGGAATACAAGTGTTTACCCACTTGGGACCAGCTCTTTGAACGGTACTGGAAGGCGTCTGAGGGTATTACCCTCAAGCGCCACACAGGGTGTTTCGATTCACACCCGCGCGACATTGTCGCCTAAGTAGAATCACTTCATGTATGATCTGTATGTTATATGTTATGCGTATCTAGTAATGTGAGTGTGCATATGTGTCGTAAACCCGCTCTTCAGGGAGCTCGCCTATTTAGGAGTGAGGGTCCAGGGTGCCCTAGAATGCGTAAACTCACAGTGGAATGAGTTACCCACTGTGTTTTATAATAACTCGCTAAATTTACAAAAACAAATAAAAAACAACAAAAACAACAAAAATATTCAGGCATCGAGTCATATTGTTTAATGTGTCCCGTGTGCGATCACACTATGATTTTTACGAATAGTGTACCTCGAGAACCTGCTACATGTTTGGTTCCTCGTTGTGTTATGCAAAGTGAGGAGACGGAATTATTGGCACCAACTGTGCCTGAAATGGCTAAAGAAGAACAGACTACCACTGACTTCTTGGATGCTAATAAAGGTGTGGAAGCTGGTTATTCTACGTCTCCTTTGGATTATGAATTAGCTGATGCTAAAACTACTGCT